GGGGTATCACGATGATTTAGTCACCTCACTCATGTGGAACCTGATTATACTAGATAATGATATTGTTGAAACATATTTTGATGTAGTTAAAAAAGATACAAATAATAGACCTTTAGAACTGCAACAAATGGATTTTGGTATTAAATATTTTATGGACCCAACTTCTTTATATAGCAATGAAAAAGGCGGGACTAACAGCACACTACCAGTTATTATAGGCAACGCTTCTAATACTAATAGTGAAATAGATCAATTACAAATGCAAGGCTTTAAGGTATGGGGACAATAAATCAATCACAGTTTAATAAAAGTAGATTAGATAAGTTTTTACTTGTTTTAAGTCTACCACCTATACTTAAAGACATTAGTAATGATTATTTAGGTAGTAGAAAAAATACTGGTATAATAGAAAATAGTTTACAGTTTTCAGTATACGGTACAGTTGTACCACAAATAAAAGTACCTGAAGAAAGCTTATATTATGCAGGTCAATCAATGAAAGTGTCGAAACATACAAGACCAGTCTATGAAAATGTAACTGTTAATTTTACTATTGATAATGAATATAATAATTATTGGGTATTATATAAATGGCTCGATTTAATGAACGATGAAAAGATTTCTACGTTTAATGGTAAAGGTATATTTAATAAACCTAATGTTTCCCCTAAAGAAAGAAGAAATCCAAACACTCTTACACCTACCGATTTATATCAAACCGATATTACACTATATGCTAAAGATGAATTTGATAAAAACAAAGTTAAATTCATGTTTACAAAAGCTTTCCCTGTTAATTTAGGGGGTATTAATTTTAATTATCGAGAATCAGGAGAAATAGAAACAACATTAGAATTTGCATTTTCTCAGTTATTAGTTGAATTGGTATAATCTTCATACGGGATGCTATAAATAATAGTATATGGCACGTACAATTCAATCTCCCGGTGTAGAAATTAGAGAAATCGATCAATCTATAAGACCTGTAGTTCCTGCAGGTACAAACGTTTTAATTACAGGTTTTGCAGATAAAGGACCAACTGATGAAGTTATTCAAGTAACTTCACGTAGTGAATTTGCTGATATTTACGGTGAACCAACTGCTCCTGCAGAATTATACTTAACAAGTACAGCTAATGCATTGTTTAATAGTCCAGCAAATGTATTTGTTTATAGAATGCCTTACGGTGTTGATAGAGGTATTGGATTCGGTAATAATTATAGTGTTTTAGCATACCCTGGTTCAGCAGTTTCCATCGATAACGACTTAAAAAGAGTTACCACCCTACCCGGTTTTACAAATACCGGAGCAGTAAGTAGTACTCGTTCAGTACTTCTCGGTGAACCGAAACACTTTACCATTGATCAAGATACATATTTTAGAATACAGCAAAACGATGGATTTACTTGGAAGGATGAATCATCAACAAATTTTAGTTCATTAGAAGATCTCGGTAAAGCTGCAATGCTTGTTATCAATAAAGCTCAAACAACGATTGACCAAAATTTCCAAGGGTTTTACTTAGGAGCAATTGATAATACAAATTTAAATCCTGCAACACCTTTCGATGGTATTAGAAGTATCCAAACATTAGCTGATACTGTTAGCAGTAATCGTTCAGTACTTGGAGTTGAATCGTTTATTAATTTACCCTCAACCAGGCTCGAGAATGTCCTTTCAGCTCCGTCTGATAATAGTGAGGATACGTTTGGTGTTACACCGAATAGTATATCTGAGCAAATGGAAAATCTAACTGATTTCGATATTGCTGGAAATCAATTCGACGATACTTTATCAATTGGACTATTCAAATTAGGATCAACACCAACAACTAATAATACAATTAGATTATCTTTAAATCTAGAAGAAACAGTTGTCGGTTCACTAGATTATCATAGACAGATTAATGACCCATTAGGTGGTGTACCGGTACCATTTAGAGTTGAAACAGAAAATCAGCTACCAACAATGGATATAATGGTTAATGATTTCTTAAGTAACAGAACTAAAGCAACATATTTAGATCCAGATGGTAAACCTCGCACAAAAATAAGATTTAACACTAAAAGAGTTAATAGTAGTTCAATATCAGCTTTATCAGCTGAATTCGGTGCAACTAATGCATCAACTGCAACGTCGTTAGCAACGTCATTTCCTTTTAATGCTTTAGGTGATGCAGATAGCTTATTTGCTTTAGGTTCATATGCAACTACTGATTTAAGTACAAAAATTATAGGTAATGTACCTCAAAAATTAGATCGTTTATTAGATACTGTAGAAAATGCAGAAAGATTTGATATAGATATAACAATTGATGGTGGTTTATCAACAATTTATTCAACCACGATGGTTACAAGCGGTATTAACGGTTCATATGATGATACGGTAGCAGTTTCAGCTATCGATGGTTTTAGAACAACAAGAACGGATAACACGACACGCAGTACATCGTCGATGACTTACAGAGCTTTATGGAATGATATTATAACTAGATTTGTAACGTTTGCTGAATTTAGAAGAAAAGATCATATTTTCATTGCTGATCTACCCAGACCAATATTTGTAGCAGGGGATAGTTTCTTAACACTGCAAGATAGTAATAAGAATTTCTCTAAAGACGTACTTAACCCGATCAAAGCTTTTGCAAGTCAAGTTAATTCAAGTTATGCAGCGACGTATGGTCAGTGGATACAAAGCACAGATTCGGTATATGGAGGCTTATCATATTGCCCGTCATCAGGTTATCTAGGAGCGATAATGGCTAATTCAGATTCAGCTTTTGATCCATGGTTTGCACCAGCAGGATTTACTAGAGGTAGATTGACAGGAGCAGCTGGACTAGCATTATTTCCAACGCAGAAACAAAGAGACCAACTATATAAGATATCTGTTAATCCAGTTCCTTCGTTCCCAGTTGAAGGGCCAGTTGTATTCGGTCAGAAAACACTTCAAAAATTACCGAGTGCGTTTGATAGAATTAATGTAAGGCGTTTATTCATATACTTGGAAAAAGCTACTAAAAATACAGTTCGTAATTTTGTATTTGAACCAAATACTTTATTAACTAGAACTCGAGTAGTCAATACGTTGACACCTATTTTTGAGAATGTTAAAAATACTGAAGGAGTATACGATTATCTGATTATTTGTGATGAAAGAAACAATACACCTGATATTATTGATTCCAATGAATTAAGAGTTGATATATACTTAAAGCCAACGAGAGCAGCAGAGTTTATATTAGTTAACTTCTACGCAACAAAAACAGGTACAGATTTTAACGAATTAGTTTAATAACAAAGTCATTTAATTAAATAATTACATGGCAGATACAAAAGTATCAGATTTAGCACCTTTAACCTTTCCTAGCAATAATGATATACTATATATTGTTAAGGGTGATGCAGGTACGTCTAATAGAATAACGTTTAATGATCTACTAAGTGGTACAAATGGTATTATTACAAATTTAAATAATAACGTAAATCTTTTTACAGCAGAAGTACGATCTTTATCTGGGTTTTATATAACTTTAAATTTAACTAACTTTGTAACTGATTTTGCAGTACTATCAAGTCAGGTTAAAGTCCTTTCAGCAGAGACTGAAGATTTATGGCAAACTACTGAGTATGCTGAGACAGCTTATACTAAAATAACCGTTCTTACCGGAGGGTTAACTCGGAGTGTAACCACAGCAGGTGGAACTTTAAACTTTATAAATGGAGTACTACAATCAGTAACATAAAATGCCTAATAGAAAATTAACAGATTTACCAACGTTGAATATTGCTCAATTTACTAGCAATGATTTACTATATATAGTAGATGCTGGTGCATCTGATGCCGATGCTTCAAAAAAGATTACCTATGCTAACTTAGTAGGTAATGATATAATAAGAATAGATAGTGGAGTTGCTTCATTTTCAGCAGAGAATGTTGGTGATATTACTTTTCTTTCAGGTGGTATCGACACGAATAAGGCAAGTATAGATGGTCTTACCACTGCTGGTGCCGCTGCAACCACATCAATTAATGCAATAAGCACTGTTATTGATACTAATTTTGCTTTCTTTCAAGTTCTTTCAGCGGATGTAGATGATATAAATCTTGCAGGTGTAACTTCAGATGTTGCAACATTATGCACATATACTGATTTTTTTAAAGCCGAAATCGGTGATGGTTTATATGATGTTAAATACGCGGCTTTAACCGCTTACACTTATGTTACTCGTGTATCTGCTCTTGATCTTACATTATCTGGTAATAAAATAGGATCAGCTAATTTAGCTACAACTGCAAATACTTTAGCTACTGCAGTTAATGAATTGCATACAGAAGTAAATAATAATACAACCAATGTTGGCCTTGCTATTCCTTTAGCAACTTTAAAATCTACAGTAGCAGGAAGTGCAGACTTTGGCGCCTTTAAAACAGCGATCGCTGCACTTTAATTTAATCTTAACTTATTATTAACGGGTTAAATTTGGTATAAATGAATAAATATTAATAACCATGGCACAGACTAGACAAACAATACAAAATTTTTATACCCAAGCCCAAGCTAAGGACTTTGCAAGAAATAATCTATTCAGAGTTTTAAACATTAATTTTGGTAACGGTACTGAGATAAACTTCGACGAAGATGATTTAATTTATGCTAAGACAGCTAAATTACCCGGTAAAGAAGTAACATCACAAGCAGTTCCATATATGGGTTTAAACTTTAATGTACCCGGTGTTACAAAATATACAGGAAGTGAAGGGTATACTATTACTTTTAGATGTGATGAAAGTTACGATCTTAGAAATAGATTTTTACAAGTTTTAAATGATACTTTTAATGATGCAGATAGTACAGGTAATTACTTTATGCCAACTGCTGATAGTGTTATTGATTTAGCTTTGCTTGATAAAGAATTAGATAGAATATCTCAATTCCAACTAGTTGGTGTTGCACTTAAAAGTGTAGGTGAATTACAGTATGACGTTACGCAAGATGGTACGGTTCTAGATTTTGACGTTACATTAACTTATCATTATTTTAGACAAACAGCTTAATAACTCTTTATTTGAAATTAAAAGCTCTCTTCGTGAGAGCTTTTTTTTGTATAAATATATATAAATGCCTACTAAAATACTAAATTCAGTTAATAATGTTATCAGGGGGGTATCAAACCCTGTTAATGATATAGTTGGTGGTACATTAGCGCAACCTGGTTTATCGTTATTTGGTACAAATCTACCCGGTACACCGTTAATAAGCTTTAGGGACTCTTTTTTAAACAGTTTAAGTCAATGGAGTACTTCTATACCGTTGAACACTCAATTTATAGTTTTAATTGATAACTTTCCAGCAGGTTTAACAACCCAAGTACTACGTAATTTAGAACCGGTAGTTAATTCAACAGGATTTGATATTAATTTACCTAAAGTAACTACTACTAATTTTAAAAACCAAGGTATGGTAGGTTGTATATTTGCTAATCAGTTTAGTATACCAGATGATTCAGTAATAGCAGATAAGGCCACAATACCTAATAATAGAGGTTTTATAGCTGGTTCTGTATTAAAAAATAGAGGTAATTTTGGTAATTTTAATTTAAGTTTACGGGAAACTAATACATCATTTGTAGACTTTGTTATAAGACCATGGGTTATTATGGCATCTCACTACGGTTTAGTAGCAAGAAACCCTGAAGATGAGGCTGAACGTTTAAAAGACCCAAAAACGAATTTAACCATTGTCCAGTATACACGTAGTAAAGAAGGTTTATCTCAAATACCTAGAAAAACATGGAGATTTTATAATTGCGTTCCAACATCTATTTCTAATAGAGATTATTCTAATAGTGAAGATGAAGGTGTAAAGAATTTTAACACAACTTGGACATTTGACAAATATGAAATAAGTAGTAATCTATATCTCAGCGTTAATGAGATGTTAAAAAATATAAATCCCTTTTATTAATGAACTCATATTACTTTGATGATTACAAAATAACCGAACTAAGTTATTTTGAATATAAAAATTTGGTTAAATCATTTTTAACTGATGATCTACAAGTTTTAAATAAAATATTTGAGAAATTATACAAGGATAATGTTTTTACTGAAAAAAAACCTACAGCTTTTGATAAATTAAAATGTTTGTTACATATCAGATCATTAATTTTAGGAGAAGATGTAGATCTAATTTATAATGATAAAAACTATAAACTAAATACCCAACATATAATAGAAAATACCCATATAGAAGAAAGGGATTTAACATCAGAAAATTTAGCTTTCAAAAATTTTGATACTTTTTTTATATCAGATTTAACTAATGAGTTATATAAAAATTTAAAAAGCATTAATTTAAATGGTAAAAAAATAGACTTTAGTAATTTTACCTTGAATCAAAAGGAAGAAATATTGGATAATATTCCCGATTTAAATTTTTCCCAAATTGTTACGGATTGCGGTAATTATTTAACAAAAAGTACTATTCAAGTATTAGATACAAAGCTATCAGTTTATAATGGAGATGTTTTATATTTTTTAAAAAATATTTTTAACACTTCATTAGAAAACCTTTATGATTTTGAATATATTTTAATAAAGCAGTTAAATTTAAATACAGCTGATTTTAAAAATTACAGTTTTACAGAGTTGAAGATATTTTATAATAAAATAGTAAAGGAATTTAATGCTCAAAAAGAATCTTCATCCTCGACTGGTATAAATTTAAACCAGCAGTAAATATATATACATATGTCTGATAATTTTAAAACCGTTTTAAATGAAATTAAAAATTTAAGGAAAAATTTAAATTTCTTCTCTCCTTCGAATAACAAAGAGTTACAAATTTCTCCGTTATCTTTGAAACAACAAAAATCTATTATTGAAAATGGTTTTTCGTCTAGTTTATCTGTTCTATTCTTTAACGTAACTTTTTTTAATATAATTAAAGAGAATTTTATAGGTGATATTAAAGATCTAAATACATTAGATAGAGTCAATATATCACTTTCTCTTAGACAGAAGATTTCAAATGAATATAAGGATGAGGATAGTAATACATACAATATTTCAGAGGTTATCGAAAAAAATAAAGAAGAAATAGTAATAGAAGCAAAAGAAGTAGTTACTGAAAATTTCACTTTTAAACTTAAAAGTCCTAATTTAGAAATTGATAATAAAATTAATAAAATTTTACTTAAAAAATATAAAAATAAAAAACTTGATGATGGGGTTATTAACCTTTTAATAAGTGATTTATATGTATATGAAATGCTCAAATTTATCGAAGAAATTAATTTCGGTGAAACAACTATTAATATACAGGATGATTTAGATAATTCATTGAAATTCATTAATGAAATTAATACATATGAATTAAAGGATATACTAAAGTATATCAATGAAGTTAGGGATTTAGAATTAAATTTAAGTAAAATACCGAAGACTGATACAAATATTAATATAACTGCAGACTTCTTTATAGTACAATAGTTACCCTAAATAATATTGATGGCAGAAGCTACAATAGGGGAAGCACTCGGAATAATTTCAAAGGTCTCAGTCGATACTGATAACAGGTTAAAAACCTTAGAATCAGCTATCGGTAAGACTATAGGTGCAAGTAAAGGTGGTGGTAAACTATTCCAAACTGAACCTAAGAAAAAGGAAAAGTTAGTTAAAGAAGTTACACCTGTTATAGTTACTGATTTTGGTAGAAATGCTGAAAAAGATTTAGCCGTACTAGGCCCTGGTGAAGCAGGTGAAGAAAAAGGAGGAATAATTTCAGGTGGTTTTGACTTTATAAAGAAACTACTTGGACCTGCGATGTTAATACTCGGTGGTCTTGGTGCTTTAGTCGGTGGTATTTTTGCTGATGGTGGTTCTGGTATACAAGACACTCTCCAAGCTATAGGTAAAGGTGGTTTAGTCGCAGGTTTAAAATTAGCAGCCAAAGGTTTAGGTACTTTAATGAAACCTTTACTTAAAAAAATACCACTTATAGGATCATTAATAAGTTTCGGCTTTGCATATTCTGCATTTCAAAATGATGATTATGTCGGTGGTATGTTTGATTTGGTTAGTGGTTTGACTGGTTTACTATATTTTGTACCTGGTGCACAACCGTTCGTGTTACCGTTACAAATAGGTATAGATGTTTTAAGTGCCATGTTAAGTGCTAACACTGAACAACAAGAAGGCGAAACTCTCGGAGAGGCTAAATCAAGAACTTTAAAAGATTTTATGGGTAAAATATTCGAAAAAATGAAGGGTGTATTTCC